CACCCGTCTGGGCAGCATCAAGGCACAGTTGATCGGTACCCGCGTTGCGGCCGCAGGCGCCGGTGTAGAAGTCGGTCGGATGGGGAGGATCTGGAAAACCGTCACGGCTAGCAGAGCCGCCGGCGGCATGGTAAGCGTCATCCCTACGCTGATCAGTTCCGCGCGGCTTGCGGCGGTCAGCGTGTTGCCAATGCTCAGCGGCGCAATCAGCGCGGTCGGTGCGGCCATTCTGGCAACCCCGGTCGGATGGTTGATCGCCGCTGTCGCGGGCCTGGTCGCGGGTGCGTTGCTGATTTACAAATACTGGAAACCGATCAAGGGTTTCTTCCTCGGTTTCTGGCAGGGACTCACCGAAGCCCTGAAACCGGTGCTCGCCGGGTTCGGTAAGTTCGGCGGGCTGCTGATCAGCTTGGCGAAAGCGGCCTACTCGATTCCAGTTATCGGTTTTGCGTTGCGCCTGCTCGGCAGCATCGTCCGCCCCTTGTTCAACATGATCTCTTCCGGCATCAGCGGGGTTATCGGTTGGTTCACCGACCTGTTGAAACCGGTCGAAGACGTCGGCGGCGCCGCCCAGTCGATGGGCCAGCGCTTCGGTGCCGCCATCGGCAACATGATCATGACACTGCTGCAAAGCATCGGCTCGATTGCCACCGGCGCAGTCAACGTGTGGACCACCATCAAAGCCAGCTTTGACCAAGGTCTCGCCGGCATCCTGCAATTGATCACCAACTTCAGTCCGCTTGGCTTGTTCTACCAGGCGTTCGCCGGGGTCATGAACTACTTCGGCGTAGAGCTACCTGGGAAGTTCACAGAGTTCGGGGGCATGATCGTCAACGGCCTGGTCAACGGCTTGACGGCCGGGCTCGGTGCTGTGAAGGGGGCTATCAGTTCCATCGGCGACTCCAGCATCGGATGGTTCAAGGAAAAGTTGGGCATCCACAGTCCGTCGCGGGTGTTCGCTGAGCTGGGCGGTTTCACCATGGAAGGGCTGACAAAGGGCCTGGAGGGCGGACAAAAGGGGCCGCTCAACGCGTTGTCAAACATGGGCAAGCAACTGACTGCGGCCGGCACCCTGGCCCTCACCGCGACGGCCATGCCGGCGTTAGCGGTCGATGATCGTCCTCCGATCAGCAGCGCGGGCACTTCGACGGTTTACGACAGCCACGACACCTACCAAATCACCATCGCAGCGGCCCCTGGCATGGACATGCAAGCCATGGAGAAAAGTCTGCGCGCCATGCTCAACAAGATTGAAAACGAGAAACGCGCCCGTCAGCGCAGCAAGTTATCGGACCGGGATTAATCACCATGATGCTCAGCCTCGGCATGTTCGTGTTCAGCCTATCAACTCTCGCTTACCAGGAGCTGCAGCGCCAAACCAACTGGCGCCATGCCAGCAACAGCCGGGTCGGGGCGTCACCCGCACTTCAGTTTGTAGGCCGTGGCGACGACACCATCACCCTCCCCGGCATCATCCTCCCGGAACTGGCTGGCAGTGTGCTCAGCCTGGACGCTCTGCGTTTGATGGCAAACACCGGCAAGGCCTGGCCGATGGTTGAAGGCACTGGCCGGATATACGGGTTGTGGGTTATCGAAAGCCTGAGCGAGACCAAAACTATATTTTTCAGAGACGGCACACCACAGCGCATCGAGTTCACCCTTACGCTCAAGCGTACCGACGATGACCGTATCGACTTGCTCGGCGCCGCGACCAGTACCGGGCTCAGCATTCTGCGGGGACTGTTGTGATAGAGGCCGCGCTGTCCAAAGTCACCGGTTACCTGGTGGACACGGCGGAACGCTTCGTTCGGGATGCCGCCTACCCAGTCCCTGCCTTCCGTCTCACGGTGGACGGCAACGATATCGCCATGAAGGTGAGCCCGCGGCTGATGAACCTCGAGCTCACAGACAACCGTGGCGTCGAGGCCGACCAGCTCACTATTACGCTAAGCGACCATGACGGTCTGCTGTCGATACCGCCCAAGGGCGCGGTGCTACGTTTATGGTTGGGGTGGAGCGACACCGGCCTGGTCGACAAAGGCACCTACACCGTCGACGAGACGGAACACACCGGCACGCCGGATGTGCTCAGCATTCGCGCTCGATCGGCAGATCTGCGTAAAGGGCTGAAGACCAAACGCGAGCGCAGCTGGAGCAATACCACGCTGGGCAAGGTAATCGGCGACATCGCCATGGGAAACAACCTCACGTCGACTGTGGCCGGTGCACTCGGTGCGCTGCCGATCTTGCAGCTTGACCAGGCCAACGAATCGGATGCTAACCTGATTACCCGCTTGGGCGAAGAATTCGACGCGGTGGCCAGCGTGAAGGCCGGGTGTCTGCTGTGCATCCCCGCCGGCGGCGGCAAGACGGCCAGCGGGCTTGCCCTCCCTCACATTACCCTCACCCGTGCGGATGGCGACCAGCACCGCTACTTGCAGGCAGATCGCGACAGCTACGACGGTGTGCGCGCATATTTTTACGACGTGCACAGCGCCAAGAAACAGGAGGCGATTGCCGGCGGCGGTGACAATCTCAAAGACCTTCGCCACACCTACAGCGACCAGCAGTCTGCGCTCAGGGCCGCGAGAGCTGAATTTCGACGCCTGCAGCGTGGCAGCGCCACGCTCAGCTACACGCTCGCGATGGGCCGGCCGGATCTGATCCCCGAACTGACCTATACGCTTCAGGGCGTTAAGGATGAGATCGACGAGATCATCTGGTACGGCGGCAATGTGCAGCACAGCCTGAGCCCGGATGGCGGCTACACCGTCAGCCTGGAGCTGGAAAGCAAGCTCCCAGAGGACAATGTGGAAGACCTGGCAGAAGAGAACAAGGGAGATTACACAGGGATCATCGCCTACTACCGCGATCAGAAAACTGGGAAGGAAAAGACGGTTACAGCGGGAGACCAGACGAAGCCGAGGCGATTGCGGTGGTTGTATGCCTCAGAAAAAACGGCCAAACGGGCAGTGAATCGAGAATGGAGCCGTATACAACGCAATGAAAGTTAATATCGAAGGTGAATCACCAGCCCATATCTCTAGGGCCGGTGATGAACCTTTACTTCAACCGGTGAGCCAATTCCACCACATCACTATATTTATGCAGCAACCTAATCCCTTCATTATTCACCACGGAATAATAGACATTACTCCTCCAAGTCGGGAGATTAGACGTTAGCGACCGTACTTTATCTCGATCCGCATTAAGAAGAGTCAAATAAAAAAGAGCCATATCTTTGATTGACGTCAACTCTGTTGAAAAAGAAAACGTAATTAGTTTCCCGCGACTCTCATCGAAGGAATCGACCGATTCTCTCCATTTGTCCGCCGACTTTAACCCATAATACTCTTCCGCCTTTGAAGCCTTGAAAAAGACGAGATAAGCAAGCCAAAAAAAATGGACAGCCCCCCCAATCGTATCAGCTGCACTTTTAATCTGCTTTATGTAATTCGTAAGCTCTCTCAATTCAACATTGAAATACCGACACAACCCTACAACGATCAATTGATTCTCTGTAAAGCTTTGCATCATGGTCGTCACAGTATGTTTCTTGGCGTCCACAGCGGTAGAGGAGTTATAGTCATGACGCCCAATACGACCCGAGATATTAACATCTAAGTTAACGCTGTGAATTTCAGGAAGACAACGATGAACCATAGAAAATATATCGCTGTTATCCAAATTGAATTCGGCGTCAAAAAATCGGTTCAGATATCTTTCAGAAGAAAAACCCTGACCGTATACAGCACGTATCGAATGGGCAAGTTGCTTTGAATCGGAGGCGATTATAAAACGACATCCTTCCAATTCGAAAAAATGCTTGATGCGCTCCAGCAATTCTATTGCGTAAGTTGGACGACATCTGTCAAGCTCATCAATGAAAATAAAAGCCGGTTTTTTTAAATTATTTTTTACAGCGACATTGGTAAGCCTTTCCACTACAGAAGCTTTAAAATCCTCTACTTGTTTGGCGGTCTTCGCTTGGTCCTCAATCAGAGAGGATATAAGACTGCCGGCTGCATCTGATGCATCATCAGAAGTCCCCTCTCCGATCAAGTCCTCAAGCTCAACACCTACGTACTTCCTAACAAGCCCCTTTGCGATCAATGGGCCAGCTTTTTTCAGGATAGAAGCCCCTAAGTCAACAGCACGCTTACCTGCAACGCTTGCCGTAACATCAAGTTTTTCTTTGGTTTGTTGCTCTATGCAAGTAATCAATGCTAACAACGGCTCAGCAGAGTAATCAGTCTCCCAAGCATTAAAAAAAACACAAACGTGATTTTTACTTAACTCTGCCTTCCAACGTTCCAAGAAAAATGATTTACCAGCTCCCCATGGAGAGTTAACATTCATAACTTTGATATCATTAGATAACATGTACGTTGTAAGAAAATCGCTGCTAGGCTTTCGATTCATGAAATCATCAGCCCATACATCTACTTCCTCGCTCATTCCCTGCCTCCTTTCCCTATTGTCTAATCGCCTACTGCTTTAGCTTCCCAAGGACATTCCAAGATGGCGGATGCTGTTCAAAAACTTTTGAAAAAACCTCAAGCAAACGAAGCACGTCCATCTGGCGCTGCAGCGATATGGATCTGAACATCGCTATTAACCTTACCTCCTCGTCGCTAAGAACGTTGGCATCTACGACTGACACGTGGCTTTCTGCTACACCGCTGTTCTCCGTCATGCGAATACTCCTTTCACACGCAATGGGGACCCGGCGCCTACATGACGTCGTAAAAGATCCCCAGGGAGCAGCTAATTTCCACCACGTATTGCTGTGTCATCGGTTTAACCTGAAAAAAATGCGGCAGTGCTTCATTTCCCAAACTGAAACGAGGCAGTGTCATGTAAACAAAGCGTTCATCAACCACTCTCCGGCTGCAACTCCATACTTTTAGGGCTTTCTTCCCTCTAGGCTCGCTGCACTCGCAAATGCCGCAGCCGTTCGCAACAGTACGTTACGGTCGTCCTCGGACATCTGCCTCAGGTTCCGAAGCACGGCTGATTCGATCTCGCTGAGGCTGTTGAGGTCGATATCGGCGCGAGTGCCGGTCAAAACGTAATGCACATCAACTCCAAGCTCTTGCAGCCCAAAAAGATAGCGCACGTCGGGGGAGCTGGACCCAAGCTCATAGGCCTTTTGAGTCCCACGGCTTACCCCAGCGGTGACGCCAAAGTCGGTCTGGTTTTTACCCAACCGCTCTCGTTCTTCCCGCAGGCGTTCACCGACCCCTGAAGAAATGAGCATTTTTTTGATCAATATGAGTTGACTTGAACAGAAATCTGCCCAAGAATCCTTTTCGTCGAACACGATTAAACACGGACGAACACTATGCATGCCCTACAGACCCCCGAGCAAGCCCGCGCGCTTCTTGATCGCGAGGGTAAAAGCATTGCCGAATTTAGCCGCCAACATGGCTTGAACAAAAATCTGGTCAGCGACTTGCTGAACGGCCGGAAAAAAGGCCGACGCGGTGAAGCGCATCGAGCAGCTGTACTACTCGGGATCAAAGACGGCCAGATCACAAACTAGGGCCTCTGGCTCCAAGGAGAAACCAGAAGATGAAACGCCCAGTTCTAGACAGCAGAAAGAGCGTCGTCATGGCCGTCATCGGCGCCTACCCCGGTGGTCGGGAATACGCCTCAGCAGACCTCGGCATGCCGCTGAAGAAGTTCGACAACCAAGCCTACGAGAACGCCGGTAGCCGCCCACTGACCGACGAACACATCCACCGTCTGGAGCAAGTCGCCGGCACCACCTTCCTGGCCGACTACATAGCCTCCATGTACGGCGGCATGTTCGTACCGCTGAGCCTCCCGGAGACACTGGACAACGTGGAGTTGTACAGCCGCTCACTCAAGGCCTCGGCCAAGCGGGGCAAGGTCGACCAAATCATGTCTGCCGCCCTGGACGACGGGGTTATAGAAAAGCGTGAAGCGGACGCAATCATCGCGGCACTGATTACTTACATGTCCGCCCGGTATGCCGAGGTATTCGCGACGATCCAGCTTTATAGCCAAGGAGCGGTCCAATGAGCTTTTGCCCTCAGCCCTTGCCGAGCCGTGCCTTGATCTCTTTCAACGCAGTGGCTACGTCGTCGACAGCAAAGCGGATGTCCTCGGCACTCACTACCAGCCCAGGCGCTTCCCTGTCGGTCAACATCGTCGCATCACGACCACGCATAACTTTCGCCAGTGCTTCATGCCGCTCCTGCAAACGTTGCAGCAAGCGTTCGACTTCTCTTTTTGAGTGATTACCCATGACCTACATCCTTGAAGAAGAAAGGAAACATCTATCGGACCTGCTGGCGATCGCTCAACAGCGACTGAACACATTAAAAGAAATCGTCGCCATCACCAATCACGACTGTTCTGGCACTGACATCCGCATGGCCATCGGTGACGCAATCACGCCGCTGAACATTGCCCAAGAAGCTGCGGAAGCGCTGTAAAGGACGCCGTTTATGAGTACTTACAAGCTGGTTTGCCCTCACTGCCATGGCCGCATGCGCATCCGTACCAGCGAAGGCCAACACATCTTCCTGCGCATCACTTACATGCAATGCACCAACGAAGCCTGCGGCTGGTCGGTGCGTGCTGAGTTTCAAATGACCCACGAATTGAGCCCCAGCGGCATGCCCAACCCGGCGGTGAAGCTGCCGATTGCGGACGTGGTCATTCGTCGCCAGGCAATGAAAACCGCCAATGATCAACCCGATCTGCTGGACCAAATGGAAATGGAGCGTGCGTGATGAATACTGTTACTCATACCGACTACCAGGAATACCAGGCAGCGATGCAAGCTGCCGGTCTGTCCTTCCTGCAACGCCACCAGGGCGAGCATCTCGGCAACGACCAGTTGCTGTTCTGCCGTGCAGTGCAGCACCTAGTCGGTAGTCTGGAGGTGCCATTGCACATGGCCGAAAAGCTGATCAGCCGTGCCTACGGTGAACTCAAATCCAACAACGACCGCCACCAGCTCGACGTCGACGCCAGCTCCGGCGCGGTGGCCGTCATCACCGACCCGGCCAGCGGCATGACCTGGGCCGTCCCGATCAGCCTGATCTATCAACGCATCATCAACGCACCGGAAAACCGCCGACTGCGTCTCGTAACCCAGTAACCCCCGACTAACCCCGCCCTCCCCCGTTTCCAATGGGTTTGGGTGAGCTTTGCCCGCAATCCGAGGTGGACCATGGAAATCGACATCGCCATCACCGCAAAACTGCCCCGCGACCACGCTGAGGCACTGCTCGTTGAGCTCCGTGCGCAGTACGCGGTGCTGCTCAACGAGCATTGGTATGACGACCGCTTTCGCCTAATCCCCGAGGGTTTGCGGCACGGCTCGTTGCTCGTGGCCTTCCCCGCGATGGCCGCACGTAAAAGCCTGATTGGCGCCCTTAAACACAGTCTCGACGAAGCGAAGTAAGCCACGATGGAAATGGAACAAAGGCTGCGCGCCGACGTCATCCAACGCATTGAGCGGGACTACCAGCTCAAGCACATGGCCAACACCAACTACATGCGTAAGGGTGTTTGCCCGGCCTGCCACCAGAAGACCCTGTACACGTTCTACGACTCTCCCTGGACGCTGATCTGCGGACGGCCAGAGAAATGCGACCACCGCGTCTACGTAAAAGACGTCTATGACGACCTATTCAACGATTGGAGCAAGACGGCTCCATCGACACCCGACAACCCGCTTGCCACGGCACGTGCCTACCTGGAGTTTGCCCGGGGCTTCAAATTTGAGCTGATCGCGGGCTGGTTCAGCCAGGAAAACTACTGGGATGGCCGGCAAAACATCGGCAGCGCCACGGTGCGTTTCCCACTGGAGAAAGGCGGTTACTGGGAGCGTTTGATAGATCGGCCGGACCGGTTCGGCAAGATGAAAGCGCGCTTCCGGCCGACTGGCGAAGGCCAGCCCGGTTACAAAGGCGTCTGGTGGTGTCCGCCGAGCGTGGACCTTCTGGAAGGGGACGAGCTGTATATAGTCGAAGGGATATTTGACTCTATCGCTTTGGTGCACAACGACGTATCGGCCGTGTCGATGATGTCCAGCGCGCCGTGCCCAATTGATTCGCTCAAGGCCCTGGTCAAGCTGCGCCACGACGCGGACAAGCGCCTGCCGGTGCTGGTTTGGGCTCTTGATAACGAGCCAGTTGCCAAGGCCAACATGCGCCGCTGGGCGAAGGAAGCTCGCGATCTGGGCTTCACCTGCAAGGCGGCAGTGATCCCCCAGCCCAATGGCAAAAAGGTTGATTGGAACGACTTGCACCTGCGGTGGAAGTCGATCGAAGGCGATGACAAGCGCGCCGAGCAGATCGAGCAGGACCTTGATGAAGCACGCCACCAAGGCGACCTGCTGCTGGCTGATTCTGCTGAAGAAAAAGGTTTTCTCATTTACCTGCGCGACGAGCGCAAAGAATTCAACTTCACGTTCCGCAAGCGCCTGTACTGGTTTCGGCTGGACATTGACAAGTACGACCGCGCGATGAGCGATCTGGAAAGCTCTGAGCGACATGAAGACCAGTTGCTCACTGATGAACAGCGGCGCTACAAGGCACTGCGCCAGTCGGGCTCAGTGACCAGTATCGCCAACTGCAACTTCCAAGCGCTGTATTACATGCGCAATGACCTGACCGACGAGGCTTGGTACTACTTCCGCATCGAGCGCCCGCAGGGGCCGGCCATCAAGAGCACGTTCACAGCCAAGCAGCTCACGTCAGCACCTGAGTTCGCTAACCGCCTGCTAAACGTCTCCAACGGCGCAATGTTTGAGGGCAGCGCCCAACAGCTGAAACGGATTCTGGCGCCACAGCTCGACTGCCTCAAAACCGTCAACACTATCGAATGGATCGGCTACAGCCGCGACCACGGCGCCTATGTCTTCAACGACCTGGCCTTCTACGGCGGCAAAGCGCAGGTACGCAACAAGGAAGACTTTTTTGACCTGGGCAAGCTGAGCATCAAGTCGCAGAGCCAGTCACCGGTGTTGCACATCAACACCGACCTCAACGCCTACAACGAAGGTTGGTTCGACATCTACTGGCGCTGCTTTGGGGTGCAGGGCCTGGTAGTGCTGGCCTGGTGGCTGGGCGCATTGCACGCCGAGCAAATCCGCCAGATCCACAAGTCACTGATGTTTCTGGAGCTGGTGGGTGAGGCCGGATCGGGCAAGACCACTCTGGTAGAGCTGCTGTGGAAGTCGGTCGGGCGCACTGATTACGAAGGCTTTGACCCGTCGAAGGCGACCGCCGCAAGCCGCGCGCGCAACTTTTCGCAAGTAAGCAACCTGCCGGTGGTTCTGATCGAGTCGGAACGTGAACAGAAGGAAGGCCAGCCGGTTAAACACTTCGACTGGGACGAACTGAAAACCGCCTATAACGGCCGTAGCGTTCGCTCCACCGGTGTGAAAAACAACGGCAACGACACCCACGAACCGCCGTTTCGCGCCGCCCTGCTGATCGCGCAGAACAACCCGGTGAACGCCTCGGAACCAATCCTGCAGCGTATCTGCCACGTCCACCTGACACGTGAGCACCACACGCCAGAGACCAAGCAGTACGCCGAGCAGTTGGAGCGCATGCCGATGGACAGCATCAGCGGCTTCTTGGTCAAGGCGCTGCAGCGCGAAAGCGAAACCATGCGGCTGATGGAAGAAAACACCTCCGGCTACGAACAGGAGCTGCTGGCCCTGCCTGGCGTGCGCACCGTGCGTATCGCCAAGAACCACGCCCAGCTGCGCAGCCTGGTGGACGCTCTGGCCGGCGTCGTGCCGCTGGGAGACCGCCGTAGGGCACTTGCGCACGCTGAAATCAACCGTATGGCCTTGGAGCGGCAGCAGGCAATCAACGCCGACCACCCGACCGTGCGCGAGTTTTGGGACCTGTACGAATTTCTCAATGGCATGGACGAGAAAGCCGCGTTGAACCATGCGCGCCGCGATGGGCTGATCGCCGTGAACCTCAACGAGTTTGTGGAAATGGCCGCCAATAAACGCCAGCAAGTGCCGCCGCTAAGCGACCTGAAACGCCTGCTTAAGACCAGCAAGTCACCCAAATTTCTTGAATCGAACAAGCCCGTCAACTCAGCGCGCCAGGTCGACGCCTTCGACAAACCGAAAACCATTCGCTGCTGGGTATTCCAGGGCGTGTAACCACCGCAACAACAGGAGCAGCACCATGCAAAACGAACTCAAATCGGCAATTCGCTTCAACGACTTTGTCGCCTACTTCGGCGCCCGGGGGGTATTGGCTATGGCCTGGTGGATGGGGGCTGTGCACGCCGGCCGAATTCGTGAGGACCAAACCAGCTTCCCGTTCCTGCAAATTGTCGGCGCCGCAGGCAGTGGCAAGAGTCTGCTGCTGGACTACCTCCAAAAGCTGAACGGGCAAACGCCGTATTCCAATTTTCTGGGGCTCTCCGCTCCAGCCGGGCGAGCGCGCACGTTTGCCAGCGCGGGGCAACGGATTGTCATTTGCGAGGAACAAGGCGAGTTAGGCCAGTCCATTGATTGGGATGAATTGAGGCCGCTTTTTAGCTCGGGCCGCGTAAATGTGCGCTCGGGGGTTGGCCAGAGTGAAGAAGTGACATTCCGCGGGGCTTTGGTGATAACCGCCAACCAACGACTGAAATGCAGTGATGCTGTCACCAGCAGAATGGTTACGGTCGATCTCTCAGCTCACGACGCCCACACGCCAAGAATCCGGCCGGAAGCCATTGGCAACGTCGACGCAACTGAGGCAAGTGCATTCGGTATCGAGATTGCGCAGTCGGGAGACTGGATTTGCAGCAGTCTCAAGGCTTTTTTACCCGCATATCAAGGCCAGCTCACTCGTAAATACGGGGCGGACCTGAACGGGCGCACAGCCCTCAACTGTGCACAGATGATCTGTCTGGTTGACCTGCTCTGCAGTCTTCTCGCTGTTCCGCAGCACCTTCAGCTTGAGACCAGGAAGTTGGTTCACGACATCGCCTTCTTCGACACCATCCCTTACTGAACCGGTCTTCGAAAGGAGAACCCGCATGATCACGCTCACGCCTGCCCCAAACAACTGGTTCCAGCAACTGGAGGAGTTCGAAGCAAAGCGCCCTGCAATCCGCAAGGCCGGTATTGAAGCGCTGACCCGTCTGGTCCCTGTCGCCCAGCGCGATACAGGCCAGAGCGCGGTGATCGGTCGCTTCCTGATCGGGCTCTACAACGGCCGCGACTACCCCTTCGTTCTGACCAGCCTGCGCGGCCTCGACACAGCACTGTTCGATGACTGTCTGGCGGTGCTGCAACTGGACTACTCGCCAGAACAAGAGGTGCACACGTACGTCCCCGACGGCGATGCCATCTGGGAAGAATTGATAGGGACGTGGGCATGAAATGGGCGCCGAAACGCAATAGGGACGGGCAAATCCAGCAGAACTGCTGGGTTACCGACGACGGTTACACCGTCGCGCTTTGCCGGTTGCCGGAGTCGCGCTACCCCGTCACTCGCCCAGGAGGCGAACTGCCCTTCGCTTATGCGAAAGACAGAGACGAAGTTATAACGATCATCGAGCAAGACCAGACCAAACCGGCCTGAAAGATGGTGTCGAGGAGCGCCAACTCCCCGACACCTACCACTACTAAGGAGCAGCACCATGCAAGCACAGAACCCAAGCAGCAGCGCCGTAGAGGCTAGCACCCCACCGAACATCAAGCGATACCTGGTCAAGGAAACGTGGAAGGAATACGAAGTCACACTTGAGGTGAATCACGACGTATTGACCGAAGAAATCGCCTCCATGATCAATGGCTTTTGGTCGAACGCCACTGACCGGCTCGCCGCTGAAAACGGTGATGTCATCAGGACCGTTATCCGGTTGTTTGGTCAGACGATGATCTATCGGATGCTGAGCGAAGGCGGAGCAAGCTTCAGCGTCACCACCAAAAACCGTATGACGGGTGAACACCCTGGACCCTTTTGGACCGAAGACATTCACAACGAGGAAGGCTGGGGGGGCACTGAGCCCGGGCCATACGGCGTATGCGGAATTCGCGTAATCGCGGCTGACGTGGACGCTCCTGGTTACGACGACGTCGAGCTGGCGGAGATCAGGCCATGAGCGTACAGCCAAAGATCGCCACTACATTTGGCTCGCCTTCCCAAGCCGTCCGAGAGTGTAGTCATGAACAACGGTAAATCCTTCCCCTGGAACCTCGATCTAACGGGGGTTTGTGACCAATGCAACAGATCCCGCGCTCACGACAACCATCAGAAATGCAGCAGGGCGCGCCAGGCAGCCAACGCTAAACGTCGGGCTGAGGAGGCCCAAGCCGGGGTCACACCGGCACCTAGAAAAAGCGCCAGCCTGTTCTGGTTACTTCGCCAGCAGTGATCGGCAACACTTAACCGCAAGACATCAGGCCCGGCGACGGGCCTTTTTTCTTCCTGTTCGAAGAATCTTTCAATACATCGCGTGGGGACGCATATGGCAGATGGCGTAGAGGCCCGTGGCAATTCAGTACGGGTCTATTTTCGTTTCAATGGGGAGCTGTGCCGGGAGCTGGTGCCCGGCGGCAACACACCGGCAAACCGGGAGCATGCAAAGCGTTTGGTAACGGTGATCGAATACGAGATCCAGGCTGGCACATTCGATTATCGCCGGCACTTTCCCGAGTCGACCAAGCTGGCCGAAAACAGCTTTGGGCATTACCTGGACCTATGGCTGACTATCAAAAGCAACAGCGTGGCAGCGACCTCCTTCCGAGGGTACAAAAACAAGGCCGAGGTCCACGTACGACCGCGCTGGGGAGACGTTCAGATAGATCAGATCGACCACCTTGACCTTCAAGAGTGGATTCAGGGGCCGCTGTCGAAGCGGCTGAAGAACAAAACCATCCGCGACATCATCAGCAACGTGCACCAGGTGTTCCGGCTGTACCGCACCCGGAAGAAGGTCGCACACGACCCAACCGAGGGTTTATTCGTGCGTCTGCCCGATCCAGAGGCGCCGGACCCTTTCACCAGGGCGGAAATCAAGCAGATCCTCAACACGCACACCAGCCGCACCCAGGAGCTGCTGATGGTGCAGTTCATGATTTGGGCGGGCCCACGGGTGTCGGAAACCATCGCACTGGCATGGGAGGACGTCGATCTCAAGCAGGGCACGGTAACTTTTCGCCGGTCTAAGGTGCGGGGCGCTTATCGCGTGACCAAAACCCGGCGCTCGACGCGCAAAGTCCGCCTACTGGCGCCCGCGTGGGATGCGCTGCGCAAATTGGACGCCATCAACCAGCTCAAGACTGTGGAAACGGTCGACGTTGTTGAGCGGGACAACAAGACCGTTCGCAAGCACAAGCTGCACTTTGTGTTCCTGAACACTAAGAGCGGGCTGCCACACGTCAGCGACTTCGTCGTGAGGGACAGGTTTTTCAAAGCACACCTGAAAGCGGCCGGCGTTCGTTATCGCGGCCCCGGCCAGTGCAGACACACCTACGCTAGCCAGTTGCTCACTACTGGCGTGGCGTCGGTTGATTGGATCGCGGAACAGATGGGTCACACCAGCGCCAACATGATCCGACAGCACTACGGGATGTGGATCAACGAGGACGGACCAGACATTATAAGTTTGCTTCAGAATGCTCTTGACCTGTAGTCAAGCTCTTAGCTCGTGTGAAATGATCAACACGAATTCCGCGACACCACAAGCGAAGGGACTGCTTATGCCAGTAATGCATCTGTTTATTGATACGAACATCTTCCTAAACTTTTACACGTACCCCGATGACGATGACGGGGTTATAGATGAATTATTAGACAATATCGATCCGAACAAGATAGTTCTGCACTTACCAAAACAAGTCGAGAATGAATTTGAGCGAAATCGTGAATCGAAGCTGCACGTTGCAGTTACGGAATTCCAAAGCAAAAAATTTCCAAATTCCATTCCAAATCACATGCGTGGGACTGAAGCAGCAAAAAATTATCAAGATGCTTTAAGAAATGCTGAAGCAGCAAAGAAGACGCTAGTTGCAAATGCTACCGGCCTGGCTTTACAAAATGACTTGCCAGTAGATAAAAAAATAATTGAAATTTTTAACAAGTCGCAAAAATATGAGGAAGACGACAGAATATTCAAACTCGCAGTTGAGAGATCTCAACGTGGTAATCCTCCCGGCAAAGGAGAAAGCGTTGGCGACAGATATAATTGGGAAGTTCTGCTTGAGCACGTTCCCGCTGGCGACTTATATATAGTGTCAAAAGACGGTGACTATGCGTCTCCGTTAGCAAACCTAGACAAAAGATCTGTAAAAGCTAAACGTTACCTGTCCGAAGAATGGTCAAGGAAAAAAGGGGATGGATCGCTTCACATCTACACCACTATAAAATCTGTTATTGATCATTACAAACAGCTAGCGCAGCAACCAGAGGTGTTAGACCCACCTGAGATAGATCTTGACGTACCACCACCACCACCACCACCACCACCACCCGTTCCTCCAATACCTCCGGCTGCTGAAGTAGCGTTTGACGCAGCAGTTGAAGCAGCAGAAAAGTTAATCTCACCCGAGCACTTAGCTTTTCTTAAACAAAAAGATGAAGCAATTGAGCAGTTGATAGAGAGCGGCAGTTTCTCGACTACGCATTTTGTAATATCAAAACTTACTAAATACATAGGCCACTTTGACGATTCCGATGCGGAAAAATTATTCACGGCAGCGCTTGAGAACGCGCAGGTGGGCTGGATCATCTCAGATGATGATGTTTATGACTTTTACGTGAAGCTAGCCAACGAATTTCTGACAGCTGTTGAACCTGAATTGGCGAGCCAAATAGTTGACCTGATGGGACTTGTTCCTGCACCACCTCCACCAACTCCACCGGCTCCCCCACCACCACCATCACTGATATAGCAATTAGCGGCACTTATCCCCCGGCCACGTCGACTGCCACAGACAGCAGATCGACGTAGCAGGGGTCGATGCAAGTACATCTTCCACGCCTGGCATAGCATGAGGCGTGCTAGGCCATAACCTTACTTATTTAGAGTCTCCGCCATGCTCAAGGGGCTTGGCTTTTAAATGCTTGCGTTGCAGCCACCACTCGCTGAACAGCATCAACGAAATGAAACCGACCAACACTGCGAGCACAAGCCAATCCCCCCATGACCACCCGACGCCGTACCAGCCGAAGACATCAAACCCTTTCTGAAATCCGACGTATAGGAAATAAACCACCGCTGCCAGGCAAGAATTGCGATAAGCGCTGCGGAACGTCATACGCAT